TGCCCTTCACTGAACTGAACCACCCCCACGACATCCTCACCGTAGATCAAACCATAAAACTTATTGGTCGGTGCATCCATGTATGGGGTACCAAGATAGTGGTACCTCTTAATGCAATCTGATCCTTGACTCATGGTTATCTCTCGAACACCATATTCACTCTTCAAATTAAATTACTTCCATACTTTGGGCTTCTTTCATAAGGTATGAAATCTCTGTTTTGATCCTGTCCTTATTCAGATCAGTATTAACATTGTCAATATAATCGTTGACTAAGGTATGAGTATCGTCAACAGATATGTTTTCGTCACCGACATTCTCACCAAGGAAATCTTTAAAGTCTTCTGCAATCTTCAGTTCATGAATCTTCTGTTGTTGTACACGATCCACAAAACGTTCGAACTGTAGAGCATCACCCTTATTGTTCACTATGATCTTAACAAACTTATTATCTAAGTAAGACAAATCCCTGAACTTCCACTCACCCATCTCTACGTGGTCATAGTAAATCTTTTCGTAGATGGTGATTGGGTTACGGATCGCTTCCACTTCTCTTGTTTTGGTATCAAGGACATGGAAGTGTTTAGGGTCGCCACAATCATTCCAGAAGAATTCCATCTGTGCACCAAGGTAATGAATGTTACCCTGTGATGATTTGGCATGGAAGTGTCCGGTCAGTACAGTTTCGAACCGATCAAACGCAGACTTATCCATACCATCCTTACAGACTTGACCACGAGCCATCTCGAATCCTGCAAGTTCAAGGTGTGCACCCACGACTTCTGCCTTGGTAGTCTTCAGGAATTCCAGAGTAGATTTCTCATTCTCGGGATTGATCCAAGGAACCATTGCAACCTTCAGTCCACCATACTCCATAGTAGTCGGTTCCATGATAAGGTTAACCTCATTCATGTAGTGACCTTGGAGTTCCTTCAACGCGTTCAACTCATTGGTATTCTTATAGTACACATCGTGGTTGCCCGGAATGATATCCATCGTGATACCATACTCTCTCAACTTCTCCAGAAAGATCTTACGGTTATGCGCAAGTGCTTTGAAGTTGATAGTCTTACGATTATCGTAGTAATCTCCGAGATGGAGAATCTGGGTGATATTATTCTCCAACAGATACGGGAAGAACACCTCCGAATAGAAACGTTCTTGGTAACCCATAAAGATATCAGAAGAATTACGACACCCTGCATGAGTGTCGTTTAGGATTGCAAGCTTCATATAGTACTCATTTTATTAATAGATGTTACTATTATACATGATAAAGATCAGTCTGTCAAGTAAGAAAATCACTAAGATCAGAATCGACATTAACTGCACGTCTCTTCCGCTGTTTCTTTTCTTCTTTAACATAGTCTTTGAACTGTTTATCCGCATCTTTAACAGTATCAATTCGATGCCGTAATCCTTCCACGACATGTTGTCCATAAGATTCACCATCAGCAGATTCATCAACAAACATACTCACGTCCGCTTCTGCGATATACTTCATCTTAATGTCTTGTTGTTTCTTTTCTTTCTGGATTCTTCGGAGGAATGCGTACCAAGAGATCTGTGTAAAGTATGCGAAAGCATTGGGTGCGTTGGTGCGAGTAACTTTAGTGATGTCATAGTTCTCGATAGCCTTGAGACAGTTTTCTACTGCATCCATGACCATCTCTTCACGGTAAGTGTAACGAACAAAGTTGGACTTGTGTGAAAGTCCTTCTGCGATCTTCAGAAAACACAATGCGATATAATCGTTAATCATCGGACGTTCATTACCGTTTAAGGTGGCATTCTGTACACTTTCACAGTAGTCTACTACCGCTAAGGAGAACTCTTTATTGTTTACATAATGCGGTCTATCTTTAGGTTTCATTGGTACTCTCACTTTATATTTACCCTATTATACTAAATTTGGGTATGAATGTCAAGGTTTGTTTAGGTTTGTTTTCAAAGTATTTAAAGTCCCAGCCTTCTCAACTCTCTTTCTCAAATCACTAGAAGAAAATCTGTGAGACCTTTCATTGAAGTAAAGTTGGATACCACGTTTTTTACCGATATCTTTTCCGGTAAAATCCATGTCCTTGTATTCCTCTCCCAGTATACGAACATCGATATGACACATGGACAAGATATCTTCCAAGTCTGACTCTGTGGTATAGGGGATAATCTCATCGACATACTTACAGGCATTGAGTTGACTGTATCGTTCAACGATGGTCTGGATAGGGGAGTTCTTATCGGAACGGTCTATGCTAGGATCTGTCTGTAGACCCACAATAAGATAATCGCATTGTTCTTTTGCATTACGCAACATCTGAACGTGACCTGCATGTAACAGATCAAATGCAGAACAGGTAAAACCAACTTTCATAAAATAATCCTTGCCATATTAAAATTTATATGATAAAATAAGCATGTAGTCTGCCCCCCAGTCAATGTAACGTTTAGTGAATGGTTGTAGGGAACTTTAAAATGTTATTAGGTGAGTCACTATCCATCGAAACAAACTCATCGTCATACTCTGGTTCAGTACCTTCATAATCCATGATAGAATCAACTGCTTGAACATACTGTTTCAAAATTTCGTCAACTGGATTAGCGATACTGACAATCTTATCCAACTTCAAAAGAATGAATCTATCCGGATCATCCTGATAACACATGAACAAACGGAACGACCACATTCTCTGGCCATCTTCGGCTTGCGCAAACTGGATGGTAAGAGGATTTCTAATAATAAGATCATAATCATCTTCCTCAAGGATCTCACACATGATCTCTTCACCAGTGGATAACTTGAGTTGTTTCACTTGTTTTAAATCATATATCATCATCGTTTCCTTTTAGGTCTATCTTATATATCTTATACTTAAAACCCTCTTTCGTGTACATCTTAACACGTTCACCCGAATGGTTTAAAGTAAAGTTACGGTGTCCTTTTACAGAGAAGTCGTCAGCGATATCAAATAACTTGGTCACTGCTTCGTTGTCGGATTGTCTGAGTCCACGTCCGATTGACTGAAGAACCTTGACTTGAGACTTTGATGGAGTCCCAAAAACAATATTGTGCAGATTCCTAATATTGATACCAGTACTAAAAGTCCCCAAACTAGCGACAATAATTGCATCATTTTCTTTCTCCACTATTCCCCTAATTTTCTCACGGTCAGTCGCATCAACTTCACCAGAAACATAGAACACTTTCCGGTTGGTATCAGATACCGCGTCTTTAATCATTTCGTATAAAACCTTACCGTGTTTTTCTACGAACTGAAACATGACCAAACTATTACCATCTAGGTCTTTTGTAAGTTTAGTGATGAACTTATTCCTTCGTTCATTTGTAACTATGTAGTCAATTTCTTCCTGATAGGTCTTGTCCTTCATCCGTTGACAGATATCATTGTGATACCTCAGAAGAAGAATCGAGATCTCTAGATCAGCAAGTGTTTTCTCTTCTTGCAACTTTGCAGTAGTAGTAACCTTATATACAGGGCCAAACAAACCCTCAAGTACAAGTTTGTTCGTCTCGGTACCATCTAGTGTACCGGTAGTACCAAATCTATACTTAGCATTAACACATTTATCCATCATAGTAGATAGAGACTTTGCCTTAAATAGATGCACTTCATCACCAAACACTGCATCGAATTGTTCGAACCACTCGGGGCCAAACTTATAGATCGACTGCCACGTAGAGATGATAACATCTTTATCTGTTACCTTCTCCTTACCAGAGTAGATCCTGTGACATTCATTCTCCACGTCATAACCATAGTCAATGAAGTCTTTATACATCTGTTCTACCAGACTTGTTGTAGGAACAATAACTAAAACTTTACCTACGTTTTCTTTATCCTTGACAAACCGCAATAAATTGTATATAATAAAACTCTTGCCGCTGCCGGTTGGAGATAGTAAC